AGGGGTCAGAAGGAGATGAGATTAGACGCGGATTAAGTTGGCCGCTATTACAGAATCCCAGTCAACTCGCTTGATTTGCTTCAGTTGTTCGAGACTGTTAAATCTTTCACCCGATAAGGACATCTGGAGATCTTTAATCTCTCGAGCTGTCTTAAGGCCGATGCCCTTAATATGATCTGCGATCATCTGGGCTGTCGCCCCATTGATGTTGAGGCGAGTATCAGGCGGGAAGGAACGGGGTTCTTCTTTGGCTGCCTTATCTTTTACCTGAAGCGTTTTAACCTTTTTGGTTGCTTCTTCGTCTGGCTGAAGCTCAGTTTTGTACGCAGTGAAGAGGCGACCGTCCTGGTCTTCGACCATGAACCAATCGCCATCATCCCATTCGCTAACAACTTTTACTCGTGTGCCAGTCTTTTTGTGCTGATAAAGCATAAGGACCAGAGATAATTTCTGGTCCTAGTTTAACTTATTCAGCTAACAGTGCGGCCTTCCAGATATCCGTCGATATCTTCGTAACCAGCAGCAACATCGGGCTGGATGTAGCAAACTTCCACAACCAGGTAACCAGTCTTGCTGGCATTGGAGTCACCGCTGGAGATGTAGAAACCGCCAGAGGTGGTCAGGCCGGTAGCGGTGCCACGGGCGAAGACCTTGAAGGTTTCAGCAGAGGAAGTCTCGCGATAAACGCCGGACTGCACCACACCAGCAGCGCCGGTAGCGGTCAGGAAAGGCAGGGTGCTGTAAGCAGCCGAGCCAGCAGCGAAGAAGATTTCGCCAGCCTGAGAGCCAGAGGTGGTGGAGGTCAGGTTTGCCTGGCCGATGGCTTCACCGACACCGGTGGAGGCCACAGGACCGCTGGAATCGCGGCAGAAGGTGATCACGTTGCCGGTGGCAGCATACACACCAGAAGCAACGCGGCCATCACCCCAACCGGAAGCCACGGAAAGGGTGGCGCGGTAGACGTAAGCGGGGGTGGTGGAGTCACCAGAGATCACCATGCCGGTGATGTTGGGGCGGGTGTCGTCATTCCGGTAGGGGGAAGGAACGATCACGCTGGCTTCTGCCACTGCACCACCACCAGAGGTGGCGGTAACAGCGACGTAACCACGCTGCTGGAAGTACTTCCAACCGGGGACGGCCAACACAGCAGTGGGGCCGCCCTTCGAAGCGTTGTTGGTACCGGAATCGTTGGTATCAACGTTCTTGTACCAGCCGTTCAGAGGCTCTGCCCAGTTACCCGGGTAGATCTTCTTAGAGGACAAATAGGTCATTATCTTTACCTATGTAATGAAGTAACAATTAATTATCAGAGCACGCCGTCATCAGAGACGAAGCTGTAGGCGGTGGTGACGAAGTCCTTGTTCAGGATCTCGAAGCCAGCGTACAGTTGCCAGATCAGGATGATGAAACGGCTGAAGTCGTCGTTGTTGTTGATGAGCACCTGAGCGTTCGGGCCGCCGATGCCAACGCCAACAGACTGAGGACCGAAGAAGTAACCCTGAGCAACTTCCTGGGAACCGAAGCTCGAACCGCCGTCGAAAGAAGCGGTAACATTCTTGGAGGGGAAGTTGGTCGACTCGAAGAACTTCACACCTTCGAACTGAACGCCAGTAGGCATCACAGGTTCGCCAGCCAGGAAGTAGGCCTGACCAGCCTGGGGACCCATGTAGAAGCTGGAGTTGTTAGGCATCATGGGGTTACCCATGTACATGCCTTGACCAGGATTACCAGCGTAACGAGCGATCTCACGGAAGTCGGGATCACGACGCAGGTGCATCATGAAGGTGGGATCGCAGATGCAGCGATACAGACCATCAGCAAAGGTAGGAACGTTGCGCTTACGCAGGTCCTTAACAGTGGTGAGAAGGTCGGTAGCAACCGAGAACTGCTGGACTTGAGCGGTGTACTCATCGCCGGTGTAGGAGATACGACCAGAGGAATCCTTGGTCTTACCACCAGCGAAGTAGTAACCACCCTGGGAACCAGAGGCGGCACCGTTGGCTTCAGCTTTAGCCAGTTCGTCAATGAAGACGCGGTCACGCCAACGGCGATAGTCGTCGAGCAGGGTCAGAGAACCGATGCTCTGGTGGAACATGTTCAGGTTGCCGGTGTCCAGCAGCAGGCGCTGGGCGGTAACCAGGGTTTCCCGAGCAATCTTGAAGGTGCTGGGCTGGGTGGGATCACCCGGGTCCGCAGGACCGGTGTATTCCTTAAGCACCACCAGGACTTTCTCCTTGGTGATGTTGCGGCTGTTAGCAGTACCAATGGTCTGGTCAGCAATACGCTCGCGGCTGTCCTTGGTACCAGGGGTTCCCCAGAACTTGTAGCGATCCAGCTGAACAGTTTGACCAGGCTGACGGGTGAAGTCGTGGACAACCACGGGCTCAACCGCCATTTCCGCGATGTAAGCAGGGTGGGGACGATAGAGTTCCGCACCAAGAATCTTTGGAAAATCGTTATCGATGAACACTTTGTTTTATCCTCCAGTGTCGCAGGAAGTGTTTAATGGGTGAAAGATTCAGACATTGGTATGTCTTATCTAACACAAATTTTAGCAGTCGGTAATTTATTCAATCACCGACATACTTATCACTCCATTACAAACAATTTGTTTGCAACGGCTTGGGGTTGAGCCTGGTTCAGAAGACGCCAGGCGTTTTGGGGATCACGGGCCATCTGCTCGCTAAAGCCACCCCAGAAATCGCCCTGTGCTTGAGGAGCAGCAGCGGCGGGAGGAGCGGGCATTTCGCTCAGTTGAGCCATCGCGTTATTCACCGGAGCAGTGGGATAACCACGGGTCTCCAGTTGAGCTTCGTTTTCGTAAACGGGGTAGGGACCTTCAGGACCGAAGAACTTCAGCGTGTAATCGCTAAGAACGTCGGGGTTGGTGAGAATCTCGTTGTACGCCAGGTTCTCTTGGTGTTCACCAACAGCAAATTCGGCGTAACCCTTAATGGTGTCAGCTGCGCGATTTCCCCACGCGACGGCGCTGTCCACCAGACCCTCGAGGTTTAGGGCGTAGTTGTTCAGAAGAGCCGGAGCTTCGATCCCGAACGCGTCCATCACCTGACGGCTTTCCTGGCTCATTCCCACCAGGTCCGCGATTTGCTCCAATGAGGGAGTCGAGGAGGTTTGGGAATAATTGGGCGAGGATTCCTGGCTGGGAGACCAGGTCAGCGGAGCCGATTGTTGCGTAGCTTGGCTGCTGGGCTGTCCGTAGTTGGCCGGGGTAAACTCGGTCGTCTGAGGCGACGGTTGACCCTGGAACGGGGACTGGACTGGTGCGCTCAGCAGGTTCACCACCTTGTTGAACGCCGATTCCCAAGGATTCCCCGCCGAGGTTTCCACCGGTTGGGATTGGGGGGCGTACTGAATAGGGGCTGATTGGTAGCTGGGGGCTGCCTGAGGTACCGCTTGGGGGTAACTCGTACCCACTTGATAAGCCACTGGTGCCGGTGCCGCCGGTGCTGCTGGTGCCGGAGCTGCCGCCACGTAGCTGCTGGGTGCGACGGCCGCTGGTGCTGGGCTCGTCTGTGGGATCGATTGGACGGTAGCGTCCTGCATAACTCATCTCCTTTTGTAATGCTTCTAGGGTGCGATACAGATATGGGGTCAAATCCAATCGCGGATCCGCAGCCATCGGTAAGTCCGGTGATTGCGGGTGAGGGGTCTGCATCATCCCCCCCACGAGGCGAGCGAACTGAGAGTATGCACCCTGTAATTCGTTCACCATCCTGAACGGGAACCCCGATAGCATCGCGGCCCGCTCCTCATCCGTCTTAGACGGGAAGAGGTATTTCAGTGCTTCAATGCTATCAACACCTAATTCTTGCAGATTTCTTACGACAATGGAGTTATTTAAGATATCTTGCGTCGAATCTTCGTAAACAGGACCTAACCAACGCCACTGCATTGTTACGTCACCATCAGGAATTAAGCCCAAAACTCCGGGTGGAATCTGTTGGGTCCTCAAGCAAGCCATCATCAACTGCTTAACTTTGTCTTCGTACATCGACATTGCGTCGTCGTACATAAGAAGATCTTCTTCTGTTGCAGTCTCTGGAAGCTCAAGAGGTTTTTCTAAGCCTGCGGCAGCTGCTAACGTGTCACGGAAAATACGTTCCTCTTGGAAAAGAATTAATTCCAAGCAACGGCAAATACCGTAGGTATAAATTGAAATTGCTTTC